TCCTACAATTTCATCTGGTAAAAAATCTAAAGTTATGATTGTATCTACACCACATGGAATGAATATGTTTTATAAACTATGGAATGACGCTCAACATAAACGAAATGATTATGTACCTATTGAAGTACATTGGTCAGAGGTACCTGGTAGAGATGAAAACTGGAAAGCAGAAACAATTAGAAACACAAGTGAGGCACAATTTGCTACCGAGTTTGAGTGTGAGTTTGTAGGATCAGTAGATACATTAATTAATCCATCTAAATTAAGAACATTATCACACAATACACCTGTTGTATCAAACGAAGGTTTAGATATGTACACAAGACCTGAACAAGGCAAAGATTATGTTATGACGGTTGACGTAGCACGTGGTACCGTAAGAGATTATTCTGCCTTTGCCGTGTTTGATGTATCGCAAATGCCATATAAGATGGTTGCAAAATTTAGAGATAATGAAATTAAACCTATATTGTTTCCTCATACAATTGAGAAAGTTGCAAAGGCATATAATAATGCTCATGTATGTGTTGAAGTAAATGATTTAGGTCATCAAATAGCAGACGCTTTACAATTTGAATTAGAATATACAAACTTATTAATGTGTATGATGAAAGGTAGAGCAGGTCAAATACTTGGTGGTGGTTTCAGTAAAAGAGGAACACAATTAGGTGTTCGTATGACTAAACAAGTAAAACGTATAGGTTGTTCAAACTTGAAGTCATTATTAGAAGGCGATAAGATAATCATCAATGACTTTCATACGATACAAGAATTATCAACGTTTGTAAGACGTGGTAGTGGTTGGCAGGCTGAAGAAGGTTCAAATGATGATCTAGTTATGTGTTGCGTTATCTTTGCATGGATAACTAATCAAAGATATTTCAAAGAGATGACTGACCAAGATGTACGTGCTAGAATGTACGCCGAACAACAAAACGCAATAGAACAAGATATGGCACCTTTCGGGTTTATGAATGATGGTCAGGAAGAAGAATATCACCAAGACGATAGTGGTGAAGTATGGACGCCAGTGACCGTACGAAAAGGTGATATATTATAAATATAAACGAGATTAATGATACCTATTAGCTAATAAGAGGAGAACAAACATATGGCATTTCAAGTTTCACCAGGTGTTCTCGTACAAGAGAGGGATCTAACAAACGTTATTCCAGCAGTAGCAACTACGATCGGTGCTGTTGCAGGCCAATTCTCACAAGGACCAATGGATGAAGTAACATCTATTAGTTCAGAAAAAGAATTAGTTGAAACGTTTGGTAAACCCGACTCTACGACTTTTGAATACTTTTTTAGTGCTGCAAGTTTCTTGCAATACTCATCAAGTTTAAGAGTTGTACGAGCTGCAAACTCTGGAAGTGTTAACGCAGTAGTTTCTGGTACTGCTTTACAGATAAAAAATACAGATCATTACCAAAACGGTGACGGTAGTACTGGACCTTACAATGATGGTTCGGCTAACGTTGGCGAATGGGCTGCAAGAACAGCAGGCGCATGGGGTAATTCATTGCAAGTTTCAGTATGTCCGAGTGCAACGGCATATGAAGAAACTAATAAAACAACAACTAACGATTCTTCAATCTCCATTGGTGATACAACATTAACATTAACATCAGGAACTGGTTTTAATGTAGGTGATATTATTAACTTTGGCGAAACTGGAGGACATGAATACAGAATTACTGCCGTTTCTTCAAACGACATTACTTTTGTTAGACACCCTTCAGGCACAGGCGGATTACACACGGCACTAGCTGGTGGAACGCAAGTGAGAAGAAGATGGAGATACTACGATTTAGTAGATAAAGCTCCAGGTACATCAACATATACATCAACAAGATCAGGTGCTAATGATGAAATGCACATTGTCGTTATTGATGAAGACGGTGGTATCACAGGTACTGCTGGTGAAGTATTAGAAGTTTATGATTCAGTATCAAAAGCTTCTGACGCTAAAACAGCACAAGGTGATTCAAATTACTATGCTGATGTAATCTATAATAAATCACAATACATCTACTGGATGGATCACAATACTGGTGGTTCAAATTGGGGTTCTACTGCTTCTGGTACTACATTTACAGCAGTTGACTCACCTTTTGTTGACTCATTAGTAAGTGGTGCAGACGGCTCTGCTGTAACAACAGCTGAATTAAAAACTGCTTATGAAAAATTTGCAGATGGTGATACGCTTGATGTTAACTTAATCATTGCTGGTAAAGGTGACGCTACTCATATAGATAACCTTATCACAATTGCAGAAAACAGAAAAGACGCTGTTGTATTCTGCTCACCTGAAAGAGCAGATGTAGTGAATGTAACAAACGCTACTACTCAAACTAGTAACGTTAAAACATTCTTTGATTCAATTAGATCATCATCTTACGCTGTATTTGATAGTGGTTACAAATATACATACGACAAATACAATGACGTGTTCAGATATGTACCTCTTAACGGAGATACTGCTGGATTGGCTGCAAGAACAGATTTAATCGCAGACTCATGGTTCTCACCTGCTGGTTTCAACAGAGGAGTTATGAGAGGTGTGGTTAAACTTGCATACAACCCTAACAAAACACAAAGAGATGAATTGTACAGAGCAAGAATAAATCCAGTTGTAACAATGCCAGGACAAGGAACATTATTGTTTGGTGATAAGACTGGTTTATCAACGCCGAGTGCATTTGATAGAATAAACGTAAGAAGATTGTTCATTACTTTGGAGAAAGCAATATCAACTGCTTCTAAATTTCAATTATTTGAATTTAATGACGAGTTTACAAGAGCTCAATTTAGAAACATAGTTGAACCATTCCTAAGAGATGTACAAGGTAGAAGAGGTATTACAGACTTTTCAGTAGTTTGTGACGAAACAAATAACTCTCCAGACCTTGTTGTTGATAGAAATGAGTTTAGAGCAGATATATTTGTTAAACCAAATAGATCAATTAACTTTATACAACTACAATTCGTTGCGACAAGATCAGGCGTTGCATTTGAAGAAGTGGTAGGAGGATAAACACATGCCAAATATAAATGACTTTAAAGCTAAGTTAAGAGGCGGTGGAGCTCGTGCCAATCAGTTTAGAGTGACAATGCCTTTCCCAGGTTATGCTGCTGTAGGTGGGGAGACTGAAAACATGTCTTTCTTATGTACATCAACAACTTTACCTGGTATGACGGTAACGGAAGTTGCAATACCATTTAGAGGTAGGGAGTTATATGTTGCAGGTGACAGATCATTTGCTACATGGACTACAACTATCTTAAATGATACTAACTTCTTAATCAGAAACGCTTACGAAAGATGGTTAAACGGTATCAATAATATGTCAGATAACGAAGGATTAGTAAATCCTGTTGATTATCAAGTTGACGCATTTGTTGATCAGTTAGACCGAAATGGTAACGTGATTAAATCATANNACATTCAGAGGAATGTTTCCAACAACTCTGGATGACATTGCGCTATCTTATGGGGACAATAATACCGTAGAAAGTTTTACTGCTACTCATAGATACCAATACTTTGAAACAAATACTACTACTTAATACCATTATAAGTATTAGTAATAGGAGAATAAATTATGGCTGAGCTGTTTGGGTTTAAGATAGAGCGACTGAAAGGTCCCTCAACCGATCCAAGACAAAACATAGTTCCACCACAAGCAGAGGACGGCACACAAACCGTCCCTGCTGGTGGGTTCTTTGCGTCTTATGGTGGGTTTGATGTTACTGCTCGTAACGAATTAGATTTAATAAGAAGATATAGAGAAGTTGCTTTACATCCTGAGTGTGATCTCGCAATTGAGGATATAGTATCAGAAGCAATTGTATCAAACGAAAATCAACAATCTGTACAAGTAGATTTAAGTAAAATAGAGTATAGTGACTCTGTTAAGAAAAAAATTAGAGAGTCTTTTAGTGAAGTTTTAAAATTATTAAACTTTGATATAAAAGGCCACGACATTTTTAGAAGATGGTACGTAGATGGTAGATTATTCTATCATAAGATCATTGATAAAGATAGTCCAAGACTAGGAATATCTGAAGTAAGATATATTGATCCTAGAAAAATCAAAAAAATTAGAGAAGTAAGAAAACAAAGAACAGATGGTATGCCATCTTCATTTGCTTTTGAGAACAAATTCCAAGAATATTATATATTCAACGAAAGAGGAATACACCCTACTGCTACATCAAACGCAGGTGGGTTAAGAATAGCAACAGACGCTATTGCTTATTGTCCATCAGGACTAGTAGATCAAACTCATAATCAAGT